CCAGCCGTAGTTGATGGGGCCGGCGTATGGCACGGCCTTGCGGCCGGCGCGGATGACGCCGGCGCGTTTCGTCGCTCCGACACGCAGGCTGCCGGCCAACCTGCCGGTCTTGCCGCGCGGCGCGAGGTTGCGGACCGCTGGCAGCGCTATCTCTGCCGCCTCGCGGTTCACTTCCTTCAGCTCGTCCATGTCCGCGCCGGCCTTGCGCATCGTCTGCACGAAGCGTCTCTGGCCGACGACCATCAATGCCTTGCCGGCCATCAATTGCCCGTGTACGGTGTGTGGGCGACGTTCGTGACGGCGAAACTCAGATCGTTCGTATTCTTCGATTTGACGTCGCCGCCGATGGCGATTGGCGCGATGGTGACGTTGAAGGTCCACTGGATCTTGCCGTTCGTGTTCGGCACGAACTGGGCCGGCAGCGTCTCGCCCTTGTGGTCGAAGAGCCAGACGGACAGACCGTCCTCGCTGAAGTCGTCGCCCACGGTGCCCTCGAACGTCCACGTGGTCGTGGTGTTCGTCTCCTCTGATCCGTCGAGGTAGGTCGTCGGGTCGTCGCTGCTGTTCGACGGGTTCAGCTGCGCCTTGGTCAGGTCGGCGCTGAAGTCCCTGCCGTTCGCGGTGTCGGTGATTTTGAAGATGCCCGGTCCGAGCGTGCGGATCTTTCCAGCCATGATTGTTTTCCTTTCCTTGTCTTATTCGGTTTCCAGGGCGTTCAACGTGACCTGGTAGGCCGCGAGCGTGCCGGCGCCGGCCAGGTTCCAGCTTGCCGGCGTGGCCTTCTGCAGGTTCAGGCCCTTGTCGGCGAGCCGGTCGAGCGCGGCGAGGATGTCATCGACGGCCGATGGCTGCGTGGCCGGCGTGCCGGCGATGACGTCCAACGTCCAGACCGGTTCCGGCGGGCCCCATGACGGCCATTCCACGGTTGGCGGTTCGATGAACACCGCGACTTTGCCGGCCGCCGGGCGGATCAGTTGGGCGTCGATGCTGACGCTGCTGACCAGTCCATCGAGCATGTCGGTGAGCGTGTTCATCAGCGCGGCTCGTTGTTCCTGGATGTTCATGCGATCACCATGCCCCCGGTGAGCACGCCGGCGGCGCGGAGTTTCGGCCAGACCGAGCGGAGCGGGTCGGTGGAGATCCTGAATGGTTCCACGGTCGAGTCGCCCACGTCCATCACGCCCAGGCGCGCGTCACGCATGTTGAACAGGTCCGCCGCGCAGGAGACGATGCAATCGGCCAGCAAATCGTCATCGACGGCGGTGGTGCCGACCGCGTGCGCGACGTATCGGCGCGCCGCCGCGAGTTTGACCGTGAGCCGTTCGTCCTCTCCGGCCGGGACACCCACCTCGTCGCGGATCCGTTGCAGCAGGATGTTGTCAGCGATCATCATGCCGTGGCGAACTTCACCGGAATCAGGCCGTCCGCATGGGTCGTGGCCACCGCCATGTATCCGTAGACGCTGTAGCTGTTGGTCAGGCCGGTCACGTTCCCGTCGGTCAGCTGCGCCGGGCCGCCGGACTCCCAGACGGTCACGGCGGCGGGATCGATGAAACTGGCCAATCCGGCATCGGCGTTCGGCAGCAGCACGACCGGGACGCGCATAAACGTGCCGGCCACGCCGGTCAGGTCGAAACTTCCGATGGTGTCCGACCCGTCGCCGCTGAGGTTGAAGAACCGGTCACCGGTGTCCTTGAGCTTCACCAATGCCTTGAGTACGTCCTTGGAGACCGCGAGGCGTGTCAGCGACACGTTGCGGGCGTCGGCCAGTTCGGACGCGTCGATGATGAGGGACACCCAATCATCGATGGTCATGTTCGCCAGCTGCGGGGCGTCGATCTTGTTGGCGTCCTTGGACGTGTCGCGCTGAGCCTTGATCTCCGCATACAGATGGTCGCGCACTGCCTTCTCGGTGGCCTTCGCGTAAGCGTTCTGCAACGCGGTGATCGCGGTGTTGAGCATCGGCGTGGTGCTGCGTTCGATGGTCTGGCGAGATAGGGTGGTGTAGCCGCCGTAGGTGTCGATGCTGGCGGTCTTGGTGCCGAAGCTGATTTTCCCGAAGGAAAGATCGGTGCCTTCCGTCTCCTGTTTGCCGACGGCGCTGGTGTCGGAGGTCACGACATGGTATTCCATGCTCATGCCGGTCGCCGGGAGCGTGTCATGGGTCAGGAGCTGGGAGACCTTGCGGCGGTCCTCTATCAGTTTGAGATCATCGGCGATCCAGGTGGCGGTGTTGCCGGTGTCATTGGTCGAGATCAGGTCGCGGCATTCCTTCATCACGGCCATGGCCTGCTCGTCGCCTCGCGCGAGGGCCTGCATGTATTCGCCGTGGCTCCGGTACGCCGCGCCGATGGCAGCCGGCGCCGGTTTCGCGCCCATCTTGCTGATCTCGGCCTTGATGCCGCGCTGTTCCTCCTGCATGGACTGGATCAGGTCCATCAGTTCGTTGTTGTTCTCCATGGTTTCCTTCCTGTGTTCGACGGCTGGTGCCGCTGATTTGGTCATTTTCGCGTTCTGGTAGGCCGGCCAGCTCACGATGCTGGTCTCAAGCAGCCTGACCTTGCGGCGGTGGGTGATGCCGTCGCGGTCCTTCTGCGATTCGATCGGAATGAAACCGACCGAGAAGCTGTCGAGCACGCCGTCACGAATCAGGGTCATCGCGTCGCGGCCGCGTGCCGTGTCGCTGATCCGCGCGGTGATGTGCAGTCCGTCATCCGTGCTTTCCGCTTTGGTGATGCGGCCGATGGTCTCGCCGTGCTCGAAGCACAGTTTCGCCTCGTCAAGTCCATCGAACTCGCATTCTCGGTCGAAGGTCTCGGCTCCGTCCCATGTATCGATGATGTCGCCGAACGGCACGGCCACGCCTTCCACGGTCGAGGTGCCGGAGTCATCGGCCGAGCGGAGCGTCAGGCCCTTCCATGCGATTTCGCGTTTCTCGATGTTCATTGGTCTTCTTCTTCCTTTCCGAGCGCCGGCAGCCCTTCCTTGCGTCTCACGTCATCGACGGTGAGGAAACCGGCCTCGATGGCTGTCTTGTAGGCCGTGTAGCGGTCGCTCATGTTCGCGCGCTGCGAGCTGTCCCAGTCGAACTTCGCGGTCCGGCCGCGCGGCAGCAGACGGTTGAAGATCTCTTCGATCTCGCCGGTGTAGGCGGCCAGCGTGTAGTCGGCGAACTCGATCCACGACTGTTCGATGTTGCTGTAGGTGAGGTTCGAGCCATCGACGGCGGCGAGCATGATGCTTGCCGGGATGCCGAGCAGACGGGCGATCTGCGTGGTATCGAACTTCTGGGTCTCAAGAAACTGCAAGTCTGCTGGCTTAAGTGAGAGCGGCACGTATTCCAGGTTCTTGCCGACTACCTTGATGTCGCCGGCCTCGCCCGACGCCTTCCATGATGCCTTTGCCTGCTGCGCGGCTTCCTGTGTGATGTTCTCTGATGTGCGCAGATAGCCCTTGAGGTTCGAGCCGTCCGTGAAGAACTTCGCCTTGTAGTCGCGGGCGAGTTGCGCGGCCTCGATCTCCTCGCGTGCCGCCGAGATGGGGCCGAGTCCGCGCAGTCGGCCGGGCACGTTGAGGAACTTGCTGTGCACGATTGAATCGGAGTCGTAGACGTGTCCCATGTAGGAGAATCGCAGGTCTGGGCAGGCTGGGTCGTCGCTTTCGTCGGTGACGGTCACGTATTGCGGCGGCAGCATCTCGCAGGTGACGATCTCGCCTTTCCAATCGCGCACGATGCGCGTGAAGGCGTTGCCGTCGAGCACGAGAGAGGCCACGATGTCGGCGATGAAATCACGGCGTGAACGGCTCACGTCCGGCTGCAACACCATGGGGCTCACGTCCGGCAGGTCACGGCCGCCGCGCTGCTCCACGATCGGCAGGCCGGTGATGGCCGTCTGCAACACCTGCACGCCACGGAAAACCGTGGACAGTTGGAGCGGTTCGGTGGCCGAACTCCGTGACGGCGGCTTGACGCCGTCCGGCATGTCCGTGCCCTCCGCGCCGCGCGTGAGCACGCGGCCTGCGAGCCTCATTCGTTTCCAAAGATTCATGACGCCGAGACTATGCGCGGCGGCACGTCATGGCCAAAAAAACGGTGACATTCAGTGACAAACGGTGACATTCAGTGACAAACGGTGACACGTCAGAAGATTTGCAACGTGCCGTCAGATGGCAGGTGATGCGCTCCCCACGCCGCCAACATGCATGATTCAATCGGCGAGGTCAGACCAGTGCTGCCACGCCGTGTGACGCGCCACGCGTCGCCGCTCCACGTCCTCGCGCAGCTGGCCGCGCTTGCGTCGAGCTCGGTATCGGCGGCATGGCGAATCAGCTTGTTCTGCAAACCGCTGACGAATGCCTGGCCGACCGCGAGGTAGTCGGATGATTGCATGGCGATTACGTCAATCAGTGGGTCGCCGGCTTCGTCGGTCATGGATGCGAGCCGGTCGTGCAGGTCGGCGTTGGGCCCTTTGCAGTCCATGACCAGGGGAGCGTGGTAGGTGTCGCAGATTCTCGTGATCTCGGCGGGTGCCATGCCGGTGCCGTCCAGGACTTCGAGCAGTTGCACGGTCACGGTGCCATCATGGTCGAGGATCGCGGCCGAGATGGACGTGTTCGTGGCATCCACATCGACGGCCGCGGCTATCACCACGGGTCGGCCGTCGATCCGGTCCGGCGTGATCGGCGTGGCCAACGTCGATTGCCATAGCTGGTCGGGGATGACGCGCTCGGCCACTCCGTTGTCTCGCCGGTTGCCGAAGGCGCGCGCCCAACCGGCCTCGTTGCCGGCGAACTGCTCACGGAAGTCGCGCAATTGGCGGATGTCCCAGAGCAGGCCGGCGGCGGGATGCCATTTCAGGATCGTCTGGAAGTCCTCGGGGTCGGCGTCGTCGGGGATGCCGAAATCGAACCAGCAGGTGCGTTTCGGCACGTTACCGGCGCGGAAGGAGTCGAGCAGGCCGTTGAGGAACGTGGAATCTGCCGTGCCTTCGGTCGAGGTTATCCAGATCTGGGGCTGGACGCCGGTGAAGTGCAGTCTCGTGTTCATGGTCGGTGCCATGCCGTCGAGGATCAGTTTGCCGGTCTCGTCGTCCAGGCTGAACGCCTCATCGATGGTGAATTTGTCCATCTGCGTGCCATGGCCGGCCACTTTGGTCACGGCCAGCGGGCAGATGAAGCTGCCGTTGCGGAAACGCTGCTCCATCCCGCCGTTGGAAAGCCTCGGCTTGAGGGCGAACGGCGCGAGCCTTGATTTTGAGAGCTGCTGCACGAAGTCCTTGAAATGTTTCTCGGCGTCCTTGCCGGTCTGCGCGAGGTAATAGATCTTCCGGTCTGGGCCGAGCAGAGCGTTGCGTGTGTCCTCGGTATCGATCAGCGTGCTCTTGCCGCACTGGCGCGGAGTGGAAAGTACCACACGGTCGTAATAGTACGTTCCGGTGGCAGGGTCGATCTCGCCGGCCACGTCGGCCACGTATCGCTGCCATGGCAGCAGCGGCTTGCCGAGCATCTCGGCAGTCCGTGCGACGATCGCGCCGTCGGTCGGCCGCGTTTCGTCGCGTTTCGTGCCGCCGCGCATGAGCATGGTCACAGTCCGGCCTTCGCGTCGGAGATGAAGTCGGTCAGCGTCTGGTCGAGCTGCGGCTGTTCCGGATACATCGCCTTGAGTTCCTGGAACCATGTGAGCAGTGATGTCATGTTGCGGCTGATCTCGCGTCCCTTGCTGTTCTGGATGTCGATGTTCCTGGCTATCGAGAGCATCGACTTGCAGATGTAGGTAGCCTCGGGCGTCAACGTCTTGCCGTCCACGAAGCTTTTGATGAGATTCATGGTCGCCTGCTCCTGGAGGCCGCTGATGCCGTAGGGATGCGTGTATTCCTCGAAACCTTCCAACGTTCCTTGATTCATGATGTGTTTTCCTTGGTTTTCCAACGTTTTCATGCTTTTTTGCATGGTTCTGGGGGGAGAAAAGACTTGGCGCGGGGTCTTCGGGCGGTCGACTGTTTAAAAAACCGCTACCAGCGTGGCCGAGCCGTGTCGTCGCCGTGCCTCAGGCCGAGAGCGGCGAGCCTTTGCCGTCTCGCGGCCATGCGGGCATCCACCGCCTGCTGCGTGAGGTGCAGCGAGTACCATTGCTGCGCCGTCCGATACTCCTGGTGCGAGAGGTCGAGCGCGAACGTTTCGGATGCCGGCGTCTCGATGACATGCACATCGTAGTCCAGTGCGATCCATTCCGATAGCATGTCGGGATGGCGGCGTGAGCGTGGCAGTGTGCGCACCAGCCACACATCCAACGGCTCGGAGCTTTTGGCCAATGTGCGTGCCGCACCGTCCCATGCCATCGCGGCGGCGAGGCGGAGCCCATCGCTTGCTTTGGATTGCGTCGGGCACAGGTCGCGCAGCAGGCTGTCGAAGCTGACCACGATGCTGTCACGGCGGAGCATGGACTGCATGGCCATGCCGAAGTCGGCTCGTGGCGGTCCGATGACGACATGCATCGTCGCGCCGTATCCTGACAGCACGCGGTCCTGACGCATCGCGTTGCAGTGCTTGCAGGCGCGGCGCAGGTTCGCCACGGTGTCCTTTCCGCCATGGCTGAACGGGATGATGTGGTCATCCTCCGTCGCCGTGATGGAGCAGCCGGGCATGCCGAGCCAGCAGCGGTTGCCCCATGTCGCGATGACCTTCGCTCTGATGCGTGGATCTACGGTCTGTCTTCTCATGCTTTGCCTTTCTCTCGTTGGGTGAGTATCCAGCCGTTCACGTCCTGTTCGGCGTACATGATCGAGTTGCCGATGCGGATTGGCGGCGGTCCGATGATCGGGATGGACTGCCGCCACCGGATCAGCGTGCGTTTGCTGACGTTCAGTCTGGTCGCGGTCTCGGTGGTGGTCAGCATGCTGATGCGGGTCATGCTGTGGCCTTGTTCCTGAGCAGCAGTGCGATCTGTTCGAGCTTCGCGGCGACAATCGGCCAGTCGGCCTTCGAGATGTCCGACCAGACCATGCGCGGCCCGTCCGGGCAGATGATGTTCTGGCCTATCTCCACGTCGCCGGGCTGTGGCCGGTCGTGGTCCTCGATGTCCAGTGCGATGCAGATCTGCGGTTTCAAAACAGTTGCTCCTCTTTATAGATGGCTTGCGGTTTGCGGTTCGGGTGGTATGGCGTGTACGTCGTGGCCCATTTGCGAAAGCTGCGGCAGTCGATGCGCCATTCTCCGGCCTTGTATGCCGGCAAGCCTTTCTCACGAAGACTGAGCAGGGTGGGCACGTTCGGCTCGTTGAGCGCCCGGCAGACCTGGAACAGTTCGATGTCGGTGCGCCGGTTGTTGCTTGCGATCCGGTCAACCTTGTCGGCGAAGCCCTGCATGAGCATCCTGCGTGATTCGTCCGGATAGTTCAGCACCTCGTGCAGAGATGGTTCAATCCTCGATGACATAGGCCCACATCCCGCACCATTTCGCCAGCACCCGGAGCAGCGACTCGGAATCGTACATCTTGCCTGCGGTGGGTGAGCGGTAGACGGGACTCGGCACGCCCTTCTCCCCGTAGGCCATTCTTAGAGCGGCCTGTAGCTGGTTGTCGTTCAATCCGGACGCCTGCATCAACGACTGTCGTGAGGTGTTCGCCCTGTACCTGATGTTCTTGTCGATCATCGGGAGTGTCATCCTCATCTGCGTCCTGAGTTTGTCGGGGAATGTTGCCTTGCTCAATCTCAATCCTTTCTGTAGCTTTCGGTTGGTGAGCGCTTGAGAGGTCAAGACCTAGAATCTGCTGATGAAAACGCTCGGCCGAGATTCCCCGGCCGGGCCGTCAACAGATTCCAAAGGTCTCGCACAACGTTTCGGTCGGAGCCGCGCCGTCGATAACAAGAGCGGCCGAAGCCGCCGGGAATGGTCCCCAATCAGGCCACGGCCGAAGCCGTCTATGGTCGCCCGATTCCGCCTTAATCGACGGCCTGAGAGGGTCGGGAGCTAAATTTCGTCTCGCAAATGGCGCGATAGCCACGCGCCTGGCGTTACCGGTCGCTAACCCGGCTCAGCGGTGGCAGGGGTACGCCGTACGCCCCATATGCCGTTAAGTTTTGTCAGTCGTCCGTGAGGAAATCACCACACCGGACAATGGCGAGGACAATCCCGAGCATGAGGACCACGAACGGGCTTGCCAGCAGCAGTACGATGGTCTTGATGAAACGTTTCACGGTCAATCCTCGTTGAAGCATCGGGTGATCTGTTTCTCAAGATCGTCAAGCTCGTAACCGTTGAACGGAACGCGCACGGTGATGCCTTCTTCCGTCTCAACGATCAGCTCGAAGAAGCAATGCTGCTTGCCATCCACTCGCTTGACCGTGACGCTCATTCCTGGGCTCCTTCCCATTCACGACGGGCACGCCTCGCGTGCGTCATCGCCTTGTTGATCGCGCCCTTCATCGCCTGAAGGTCGGCCATGTCCAAGCCATCGAAATCGAACGATCGTTCGCCCACCTTGATGCGGCAGGCGAAGCGGTAGGGATTGCCGCCGGTGCATTCCGACGGGTCGATGTCCTGCACTTGGAAGTGATTTCTGGTGCATTCCGGATTGAAAACGCTCATTTCACTGCTCCTTGATTCATGGATGGACGGTTAGGCTCCTTCCTCCGCAGCGATAGGCTTGTAATCGCACAAACCAAACCTTTCAAACAACGAAGGAAGGAAGAACAATGAGCGACGAAACCACATTCGACTTCGCCCTTTACCTGGGAACGACCACGCCGCTTACCATCACCGGCGCGACGGCCTCCACGGTCAGTGAACTCTCCGAACGTCTGAAGTCCGGCACCAGCTTCATCCAGACCGTCAGGTTTCCCGACATGAGCATCCACGCCATCACCATCAACCCCAAGGCAGTCCCGTGGTGGCAGATCGACGCCGGCGACGTCGTGCTTCCCATGCAGATCTTCTAACGCCGCTGGATCGTCGAGCGTGGCCATGACACCACGCTTGACAATCGCGGCCTGCTCTGACGTCAACGCCTGATTATGGATGTACACGGCGCGCGCATTAAGGACAATGCAACCCTCGCCAGCCATCTTCACGGATTCAGCCGAGACCACGACAATGGAGCCGGCAGCATCATGGAGCAGCATCACTTCACCCCCAATGGCTCGCGGCCAAGCACGAGATCAGTGGAAACGTCGAAAAAGTCGGCTATGCGCGACACATCACGCAACGTGAAATTTGAGCGGCCATGGAATTTGTCGCTGATGGCCTGCTCGGAGACGCCTAGCTCATGCGCCAGATCGCGCTGTGTGACGTGATTGTCTCTCATGAGTTTTCTTATCTGACTAATCATTTAAAAACTTTCAGACTAAAGATTTGATGAAGTTCTAGACCAAAGATTAACCATATGACGTAGCCAACACGCCGAGTACTACGCTAAAACCGTAGTAAAATGAATTTCATGACAATGCTAGATATTCAGCCGAGCGCTACATTGCGCAGGCAGGACGTTGTTGCGATGAATACGAACATGATCTTGTCCAACAGCGGTTTAATGAAGAAGGACCTTGCTAAGGCAATGGGGCTCTCGCCGCAATCGATGGCGTCGAGGCTTCAGAGCAAGGCCGATTGGACCATTGACGAAACTTGCGCGGCGGCCGATTTCTTCGGCGTCCCGTTGATGGCTTTGCTGGATGAGAACTTAACGCCAGCAAAAGCCATGGAATATATAAAAAACCGCCGTTCCGATAATGGGAACGGCGGTCAAGTGGTAGCGGGGCATGGATTTGAACCATGGACCTCTGGGTTATGAGCCCAGCGAGCTACCGAGCTGCTCCACCCCGCGTCGGCTTGCCTTCATTGAGGCAGCTCTAACTACTTTACGGATGTTGGCTAATAAGTCAAATCGGCGTGTCGCATATTGCGCTGCTAGTGAAATCGCATATCCGATAACGCGTTATCCGTTTTTCGTATAACGCTGCGGACCGTCGATGAAAACCGCCGAATACGCCATATCCGGGTCCGCACCATAATAGGAAACATGCCTATCAAGATTCCCAGCGGCCTTCCGGCCAGAGACATTCTCGACTCCGAGCGCATCTTCGCGCTTGAAAAGCCCGAAGCGGAGCGCCAGCGTGTGCGTCCGCTCAAGCTGGTGATCCTGAACCTCATGCCGAAGAAGATCGAGACCGAAACGCAACTGCTGCGTCTGATCTCCAAGAGCCCGCTGCAGGTCGAGGTCGACTTCATGAAGACCTCCACCCACGAGGCCACGCACGTGAGCGCCGACCATCTGGTGAAGTTCTACGAGACGCTCGATGCGTTCAAAGACAACTATTACGACGGTCTTGTGGTGACGGGAGCGCCCGTCGAGCACCTCGATTTCGAGCAGGTCGACTACTGGGACGAGTTCAAGCAGATTCTCGACTGGGCTTCCACCCACGTCTTCTCCACCATGTACCTGTGCTGGGG